CCGCCGCGAGCTTCACCGCTTCATGGCTGTAGGTGCCCATCAGTGCTTCGAGCCACGCATCAGCCGGCGCAGGCATGCCGAAGTCTTCCGGGCTCGGCACGCACATGGCGATGAACTCACCAACGCTTGGCGCGAAAGGCTTCTTGAGCTTGCGGCACTTCTGGATACCGAACTCGATCTGCTCCAAGGTGCGGATACCTTCGTCGGCAAACTCTTTGATCCACTCGGCCTTCGCGGCGTCCAGCGCTTCGGTGGACGGCCACGCTTGGCGCCACGCCGGGAAGATCCCGCGCAGGCGGCGGAACAGATCGTTCACAACGTCGACCGTCTGCGGCGTCACGTGCAGAGGCTGGGGCTGCGTGGCCGGCGGAAGGTTGCCCATGGTCGCCATCAGTTGGTTGGCTGGCTTCATGGGCTCACCACAAGCCCTTCGGCCCAAGCATTGCTTTCGAAGTCAGGCTCGGCAGGCTGTCGACGCGGCGGGAACTGGCGAACATTGCTGGCCGTTGCGTTATCGCGCTTCACCCACTTCACCAGCAGACTCACCCAAGATGCCTGCGTCTCGACGCGGCCAGAGGCCGAGTAGTGGCAGACGAATGCAGCGGTCGCCTCGCTGGTGAACTCAGCGACAGGGATTGCCATGCGCAGCGCGTAGGACTTCAGCAGCTTCTGGTCGGGCACCCAGTCAAGGGTCATTTCAGTCGGTGACTTTGGGTCGAGCGAATTTTCCTCACCCGCGTGTAGAGTGTTGTGTTGATCTTCTCCTATTCCCTTCCCTTCCCTTCCGGGGTCTACCGGTCGACGATCAGTCGACGACTCCTCGGCGAATTGTTGGCGAATGCTCTCCGACTGGTCGTTGAATTCAGACGGCGGGCCGGGGTATTTGAAGTTCTTTTTCTCGATCTTCTGGTGCTTCCAGCCACGGACATGGAAGTAGTTTTTCCCAGTCACCCAATAGCTCTGGATCAGCTCAGCCCCTTCCAGTTCGCCCAGGAGATTGCTCACCTCTTCGGTGGTGATGTCGTCACCAGGGAACACCAAGGCCTTGATGGTTCGCGGTGCCAGCGGATGGTTGCCGCCGTCATCGCAGAAATTCCACAGACCGATGAACAGCAGCCGAGCCATCGGGCGGCAGGACATGACCTGCTCGCTCGACCAGAACTCGGGCTTGACGGTACGGATGCGAGCCATCATGGACGTCCTTTGCCGATAAGCACGGCAAGCTCAAGGAAGCGATCGACGTACCAGTGAGGCTGCGTCTCGCGTGGGGATTGGGGGTTGGTCAGGTTCTTGCCGTAGGTCATGCCCTTCTCGGTCACCGACCAGAACGGAACCATTTCCTGTTTGGAGTTCTTGCGCTGGAGCTGCTTCAGAAAGCCCTTGGTTTCCAGTGCGCGGTTGAACGCAGCGGGAGATACGCGAATGCCGTTGTCTTTCAGCAAGGCCGTGGCTGACTTGGTGGGCATTGAGGATCCGCCGGTAGCATCTGGCGCGGCGTCGACGGCGTAGCCTGGGAGAAACTTCGGGTCAAGACCGTTGTTCTGGGCGATCTTCGTGAGCATCGCCATCTGGCAGGATGGCGCCGGCTTCAGCAGGCGCGTGAAGCACTCCATGATGGCGATCTCGCCAACGACCTTGGTGCCATTGAGCAGAACCTGCTCGCGGGCGCTCTGCTGCTGCTCCAGCTCCCGCCAACGGCGAATCACCTTCATGCGCATCGGGGCGCTGTAGCCGGTGAGCAGGCAGTCGGTGTGCTCGCGGTCAAGCATGTATTCGACCTGCTCCCGGTTTTGACCGTCTAGATAGATGTGCTCAAAACTGAGTACATCTAATTTCAGTTCTTTCAGCATCGCAGCGATGTCGCGCTTCACGTTGGCGTGCCGCTTGCCGGTGACGTTAGCGATCTCGCGGGAGGACATCGTGGTACGCGACACATTTTCAGAGTTCGAAAAACGTGTCGCGACACTGTTGGGGGTATTGCTTGAAGTAGGTTGGCTATGCATAATCGGCCTCATCAAGTGGTAATGAATTAGCCGGGGCGCAATCCCGGCTTTTTTGTGCCTGCGATTCAGGCAAGCTTCAAATTCGGTTTGTGTTTCGCAAGCAGGGTCTCGGCCTTCCGCCCTAACTCCCCCGCCCGAGCCTCGACCTGACGGCATTGCTCAGCGAACGCTGGCAGGTGCGGCAGGTCTTCTTCGCACATCACCTGGTCGTCAAAGACTTCGCTGCCGGTATCGATCACGTCGCCAAGTGCGCGGATCAGCGCACCAAAGCTTTTATTGGCGCATTGGTCGCTCTGCATCTGGCGGGCGCCAGTGAGGCCGTGGCGACCGGCCAGTTCGTTAATGCAGTTGTCGCGGTACTCTGGCTCCAAAGCGTTTACCCAGGACTCCTCAAGCCAAGACGGCATTTCCTGATCACCGGACAGCCAGCGCTGCACACGCTTCAGCCAGCGGCCTGTCGCCTTCACGAATTCGCCCACATCGTTCAGGCGCGCCAACTCATTGAAGTCTGGGACCTTTGCCTGAAGGATCTTGGCGGCGGGAACTCGCAGGCAGATCTCCCGGCTCAAGGCTTGGGCGAAATCGTCCTGGCTCAAGCTAGTGCGTGCGATCTGGTTTTGAGCGTGGGCGACCAGCACTTGGTCGCGGGTTTGGGCGCTATGTCTTGGACTGGACGTTTCCATGGGGACTGCTCTCTTCTAATCTGGCTTCAACGGATTGGCGGACAGGGATGTCGCTTAGGCGGCCATCTCGGCCCAAGGAAACGACGGACACAGCTTTTCTTTTTTGAAAGCACCTTCGGTCAGCGCCTCCGCTCGCTTGGCAATAACCGGAGACATGCCGTGCTTCCCCCGAACCCAGCCGGAAACGGTACTTTGATCAACCTTGAGCTTTTCGGCGGTGGCCTCCTGGGTGCCGAAGTAGTCAACGAGGCCCTTGTAAATTGCGTTCATGATGCCCCTCCATACGGGAATACCCATATAGTAGATTATGGGAATACCGATTTGCAAGGGTATGGGAGCGCCCGTAATACTTCACGGATGGAATTTAAAGACCGACTCAAAGCAGCCCGTCGCCACGCCAAGCTCAATCAGACTGAGCTTGCTGAGCGCGCCGGACTCACGCAGACCTCGATCTCCGATTTGGAGAGGGGAAAATCGAAAGCTACAGCCTTCGCAGCCCAGATCGCCTCTGTATGTGGTGTGTCCCCGATGTGGCTGGCTGAAGGCGTCGGCGACATGCTCAAGGGTGTGCCTGATCATCAGGCTGAACGCATCCAGCCCAGCGTGAAACTTGGCACCATCGAAACCTGGGATGACGAAACCCCACTCGATGACGATGAGGTTTATGTCCCCTTCCTTCATGAAGTGGAGCTGGCGGCCGGATCGGGCAGGTTTGCGATTGAGGAAAGCGCCAACTCGCGCCTGCGCTTCAACAAGAAGGATCTGCGCCACAACGGCGTTCAATTCAGCAACGCGAAGTGCGTAAAGGTTGGCGGCAACAGTATGGTGCCCGTGCTGCGCGATGGCGCCACTGTGGGCGTGAACGTCGGCAAGAATTCTCTGAGCGATATCGTCGACGGCGAGATGTACGCCATCAACCACAACGGCCAGCTTCGCGTGAAGCAGGTCTACCGGATCCCGATCGGGGTCCGCCTGCGCAGCTTTAATCGTGACGAGCATCCGGACGAGGATTACACGTTCCAGCAGATCCAGGAGCAGCAGATATCGATTCTGGGGCATGTGTTCTGGTGGGCGATGTATTCACGATAGTGTCTAGAAGCCGTCAGCATGAATCGGAGCGTCGGCTGATTCGTTCCGTCATTTTTTATCGAGCTCTACGGATTGGATCCGTTTGTGTGATAATGGCACATTGACCTAGGCCAGCCTTCAGAAACTGAGAAGACGGTGAACAATTTCATACAAATGTGTCGATCAGAGAAGCTTGCGCCTCGTCTGATGGGCAAATAATACTTTGGCCTTCCTAACCATTATGGTTAATACTACAAGCATTCCGCGGTTCAACCTTAAGGCGATGCAGCTAGCAGCAGGCCTTAAGGATGGGCTTTCGATCACCTCAAGAGCTCGTCAAGACGCTGAAAATCTTGGCAAGGACTTCGAGGAGGTTCGAAAAATTGTCCTCGGGTTGAGGCCATCAGACTTCGACCATGTCTGGATAAAGAGAGACGAGAAGAAACGCCTGATTCTGAACGCACAAGGCAAGGAGATAGCAATGGACGTGTACTCTCCAAGGATAGTCGCCCCGAACGGGGAGGAATGTAGCGTGTACCTCAAGCTTATGCTTACGGCCACCGCTATCGCGATTACCAGTATCCAATCATTTCATCAGCACAGAAAATGACAAACCAATGCCCGTTTTGCTTGAGCGAAAACTCGCTTCAAGAACAGACCTATGAATTTAGTGCTCACCCAATGCCAGGGCGCACTATAAAACTACGTCTCAAAAATGAGGTTTGTACATATTGCGACGAAGAGATTGAGTCCCCAAATATAGCTCTACAAAATAACGCAATCATTTCTGATGCAAAACTTAAATGGCTAGCAGAGCATATCGAAGTTGATAGAGCCATCGGCTATTTAGTTAAAGAGCTTAGAACAAACCTCGGCGTTACTCAGAAAAAGTTTTCTGAGATCACTGGCGCCAAAGGCGTTTCAATTTCAAAGTATGAGCTTCATACTCTAAAACCGTCAGCATTAGCCAGAACACTTTTTACAGTATTAGCAGAAAGCAAAGAGGCTAGAGACGCTTTACTATCTCGAAGTTCATGCAAAGCTTTTACAACCGAAAATAGTTTAGGCATACATTACGCCTCCGCACGCGAGATCATTACCGTTTTCGGAGACACTACAGCTACAGCCACATCAACTACAACAGGATTGTCACTGGTAAATTCGATTGTTGAATTCATCGACAAAACCATTTGTGGCGCCTCTAGACTACTGGAGGCAAGCATGATCCAGCTGGAGCTCAGCGACGAAGCGGAACCTAGGCCTGCGACAAAAACGCGCCGCTCATCACAAAACCTTGTATCGGTGTATTAAATGCTCAAAAAAGCACCAACGCCAATAAACTTCATAATATGTGAAGATATCCGACAAGAAGCTGGAAACAAAGTTTCTCTGCTCGGAGTTTACTCAGACGGAATCGTATTTGAAGCGACTCCAGAGAACACTTCACCACCTATGCGAGTTGCGCAATTAGCCATATATGCAACATTTGGAAATCTTGATGCCGCATGTGCGCTAGACTTCAAAATAGTTGACCCTAATGGAAAAGTCACTTTTAAATCCCCGCACACTGAACAACTGAAAAGTGGGGACGGCGTCACTATGGTTGGTTGCAAATTTGTCGGTTTAGAATTTAAGAAGCAAGGCACCCATAAGGTCGTGTTTCTCTTCGATGACAAACCAGTTGAATTCAACTTTACTGTGTCCATTGATAGAACTAAGACATAGCCAAAACCCAAGAAAACAGTCCGGCCAAGAGCCGGATTGTTTTCGTATCACCCCTCGCTAACGCTGACCGACGCCTTGTAAAAATTTGACCAGGCCAAGCCGCTGAACCCCAAAATACCGGCTACGACATTCCCGTTCTGTTTAATCGCTGAGTAAAGCCCGGCAATCCAGCGCGGTGTCCCCTCCATAAATTTCCCATCTACGCCCAGATAAGCGCTTCCCAGTAACACGACCGCAAGAGCTGCAATAGCCAGTACGACGGTAGCCACGCCCCAAGCCTTCATACCAATCTCGCTCGAACTCATAGCCTGATCCCTCAGATGTGTACCTCAAGTAAAGCTATAGCACGCGATCCGAGGGCTTGTGCTCCCCTCCTCCGGCCAATGGTGGCGCACAGCCACGAATGGTAAAATTTCGGCTCAATTGATGGAGGGATCCGATGAGCAAGAGAACTATCTTTTTTGCAGGGGCTCTGCTTTTTTCGAGCGCTTCAGGCGCAGGGGTATTCAAGGATGAAGTTGATCGGTTCACTGATAACCGATCTGTTTCTTGGATGGCCATGCCGTCTCAACCTGAAGAATTTTCTTTTTCGATCTTTGCGTTTTACCCAAAGGGCTACACGACTCCCTACTCGTACCGCATTCAGCTTTTGACACGTTCCGATCAGTGGCAGTACCTAGATTGCCACCACACAGACTGGTTGGTCGATGGTAAGCGTGATCCATATCTTGAGATGAAATACGAAAACTCCACGGCGGGATCTTCGACGCTGGAGAGC